AGGCAAATCTGGAATTTCTTAAATCGTGTGACCTTGAAAACAGGGAAACCGGCGAGCGCATCGACCTTATCAGTAAGGTGATGGGCAGTATTTCTAATCCTGAAATTCGCCGGATGGAGCTGATGAACACCATTGCCGGTATTGAGCGTTACGCCGCCGCAGAGGGTGATGTGGGGATGTTTATCACGCTGACTGCGCCGTCAAAGTATCACCCGACTCGTCAGGTCAGAAAAGGCGAAAGTAAAACCGTTCAGCTTAATCACGGCTGGAACGATGAGGCATTTAATCCAAAGGATGCGCAGCGTTATCTCTGCCGCATCTGGAGCCTGATGCGCACGGCATTCAAGGATAATGATTTACAGGTCTACGGTTTGCGTGTCGTCGAGCCACACCACGACGGAACGCCGCACTGGCATATGATGCTTTTTTGTAATTCGCGCCAGCGTAACCAGATTATCGAAATCATGCGTCGCTATGCGCTCAAAGAGGATGGCGACGAAAGAGGAGCAGCGCGAAACCGTTTTCAGGCAAAACACCTTAATCGGGGCGGTGCTGCGGGGTATATCGCGAAATACATCTCAAAAAACATCGACGGCTATGCACTGGATGGTCAGCTCGATAACGATACCGGCAGACCTCTGAAAGATACTGCCGCGGCTGTTACTGCATGGGCGTCAACGTGGCGCATCCCGCAATTTAAAACGGTTGGTCTGCCGACAATGGGGGCTTACCGTGAACTACGCAAATTGCCTCGCGGCGTCAGCATTGCTGATGAGTTTGACGAACGCGTCGAGGCTGCACGCGCTGCCGCAGACAGTGGCGATTTTGCGTTGTATATCAGTGCGCAGGGTGGGGCAAATGTTCCGCGCGATTGCCAGACTGTCAGAGTCGCCCGTAGCCCGTCGGATGAAGTTAACGAGTACGAGGAAGAAGTCGAGAGAGTGGTCGGCATTTACGCGCCGCATCTCGGCGCGCGTCATATTCATATCACCAGAACGACGGACTGGCGCATTGTGCCGAAAGTTCCGGTCGTGGAGCCTTTGACTTTAAAAAGCGGCATCGCCGCGCCTCGGAGTCCTGTCAATAACTGTGGAAAGCTCACCGGTGGTGATACTTCGTTACCGGCTCCCACACCTTCTGAACACGCTGCAGCAGTGCTTAATCTGGTTGATGACGGTGTTATCGAATGGAATGACACGGAGGTCGTGAGGGCGCTCAGGGGGGCATTAAAACACGACCTGAGAACACCAAATCGTCAGCAAAGAAACGGAAGCCCGTTAAAACCACATGAAATTGCACCATCGGCCAGACTGACCCGGTCGGAAAGAATGCAAATTACCCGTATCCGCGTTGACCTTGCTCAGAACGGTATCAGGCCGCAGCGATGGGAGCTTGAGGCGCTGGCGCGTGGGGCAACATTGTCTTACAACGGGAAAAAATTTACGTATCCAGCCGTAGAAGAGTGGGCGGTTTTTTCCACAAACTAATAATTATGTTTGACAAAGAGTAACAAGGGGATGCTGACAAGGTTAAAAAACTTTCTTGTCATCATGGTTAACTGGAACGGTGAGAGCAGAACAGCTATGAGTAATTTGAATACAACTAATGCCACTCTTCAATATGCGACTATTAGGAGGAGGATTATAATGAAAATAGTCACATAGAGTAAAATAAGGGCAAGGGTATTCTTGCCCTTATTTATTTAGGCAGCAATACCAATGTTATTTTTACATGTTGAGAGGATATTTTTTGGGACTGCTGGCCAAGCTAAGTATCTATAATAGTTCATATAATCCTTCTCTATAAGTGTTTTTAGCTGTTTGATAGCCTTAAGTTCATCATCGAGTAAAAAGAATGCACACATGGCTGCATCTCCTTTTGAATTGTTATGTGCTAAAATTGAATTTATTTCATTCTTTTTGATTTCTTGTTTGTCTTTTTTCTTTGCTACTTCTCTATTGATTATTAAAACATCTTTTTCCCTGTACTCTTTAATTTTGTCAAGGTTTTCGTTAACTATTTTAATTGTTTCTTTATAATTTCCTGCAAGAAGGTTGGTATAAGCTTTTCCTAAAATATAATCACTAAAACCGTAACCTTTATCATAAGCTTCATCAAGAAGGTTTATTGCTTTGTGATAATCGCCACTTAAGGATGAAATATCAGATTTTAATTTTAGGATGGTTATTTCAGATGTATCTCTTGGCAGGCTCTCAATAAAATCCTCAGCTAGTTTAATGTTGTCTTTATCAATTAATAAGATTTCTACGATGTTCTCTATATGATTATTTCTCCACGGACAGTTCATGGCTTCTTTAGCTAGTTCAATACCAGTTTTGATATCTTTATTGCAACCGATTTCATATCGAGCTTTGAATATCATGAAAGGAGCAATTCTGGCGATATCACCCTCTTCTTCATATGTGTCAATAAAATCTTTCATTAAATCCGGAGTGTTTTCATCGAAATCATTATGAAATAAAGATAAATGAAGTTTTGTTAAATATTTTAATATATTTCTTTTTTTGTTTTTTGATGATGTTTTATATACGTTGGATAATGTTTTTATGCATGATAATGTTTCTTCTTTTTTTTGTAATGAGCAGGTGAAGTCAGTATATAAAGACAAGTATGTCTCGTGAGTGGGATTGATTTCCTTCAATTTATCAAGAAGTTCTTGTGTTTGTTTATTACAATCTTCCTTGTCATGATTTGATTGATGCTTAGTTTGTATTGCATCATATTTTATCCTCCAAGCAGTATTGTCAAGATCCCTGCTTTGAAGTAAGCTTTTATCAATTAAATCATTTATTTCATTAAAGCTTATCAATTCCTCGTCATTATTTTCTAGATGTAAGAGAGCAATTCTGCTTAAATGATTCTTAAGATTTATGCTATATGGAAATTTTTCCAGTAATCCTTTGAGATAATTTATTTTTTCTTTCAGATTTGTGAATATATTTGTTCTCAATAGTGCGTAACTTATATTGAACTCATCAAGAGCGATCAGCTTATCACTAATTTCTAATGCTGACTTTGTTTCTTTTTGTTCTTCTTTTATTTGAATTAACCTGCGCAGATATTTGGATTTAATGTTGTCACTATCAGCGTTATGGATTAATTCATTTAGTTTTGACTCTGCGGTTGGATATTCTTTATTTCTAATGAGATTATCAATATGTAATAAGTTTTTGAACTCCTCTTCGGGGATTTTTTGATCGTCTAAATCACTTTGGGATAACTCGTCTATTAATGATGATATATCATGTTTCAAAGTGTGTTTTTTTAATTTTGAGATATCAGATTTGATAATGTTATTTTTAGATAGCTTATACTCATCAGCTATAAAATTTTGGATCATCATCTCTCTTTTTGTGGATTTTTGATTTCCACCTAAGGAGAGTGTGCAGCCTAATTCTAGGGCTAGTTCTGCCATCAATTCATCAAAACCTTCTATTTCAACCCAATACACTTTTTCTTGGCCTAGAAGCCTAATCAGCTCTGGTGGGATGGGATCATCTTTTCTTACGCACCAGTATACTCCATTTCGCAGATAGTCATCCTGTTTTAATAAATGTTTTAGAACATCCATGATAGAGCTATCATTACCAGCATAACCAACGAAAATCATTCCATATTCTTTAGTAAATTCAGTTAGCTTTTCGCGTGTGTTTCCTTCTAATGACTCGGTTTCTTTTAAAGAACTTTTTATACTATCAAATAAATAATCACCATGTAATTTTATTATTTTGGGTCTAGATGAAGTGATTGAAACACCTTTGATTGATGAATCATGCGCACATAATAAAGGTCTATCGGAAGAAAATTGATAAAATGCTTCATTTATTAAATCGTCAAAATTTGTTGTAAAGACAGTATCAAAAAACTTTGATTCAAATAAATCAACAAGATAAGCATATCCAATTGAAGGTAATTTTTTATCTACCTGACGCTCAACAAATCTCCTGCGTTGAGATGGGAGGTCAAATTTCTTTTCAAAAAGAGAAGAGTACTCATTGTTCTGATCGTACCAATCAGGGTGGTTTTTAGATAACCATTTTTTAGCTTCTTCGGCATCAGTGTATTCTTGATTGGATAATCTTGTGTATATTTCAGCTCTCCATTTTGTAACTAGTTCTTGACCAGTTTTTATTCCAGATGTAACGGATGCGCCAGCTCCAAGAAAAAATGAATAGTTAGGAGATGTGCCTGATTTTATTTTGATATAATCAGCCAAATCTTTAACAGTTCTTTTTTTTGAAACTAGTTTCTCCTTGGTTTCATCACGCTCTGACATATTTACCCCCATAAATTACATTGTTAAAAGTGAGAATAATCCTAAAGGTGATTTTTTTTACATTAAATTCGATTCTTTTTCGTTTTTCTTACTCGCGTTTTGTGACTGAGATCAAGCTATGAGGGAGAAATGCTTTTTTATTGTTCGTTCCAGGCTAATTGGCCTGATAGACTTTTACTAATCATCTATGGTGTGCCATAGTGTTGAATGATTTTGCATGCATTTGTCAGGCGTTTACTAATGTTGTGATGTCTGGACTGGTGCGCTTTTGGTCATTTCATGCACCTGCATTAAAATCGCCCCATGAAGCGGGCGGGCGAGGCGGGGAAAGCACTGCGCGCTGGCGGTGGTGCTGATTTTATTTTTCAGCGTCTGAGCGCGTCGTGATGGCGTTTAGATTGTTAGCCGGGGCGTTGGTGTGTCTGCGGGCTGTTTTGTGCGGTGGTGAGCGTGTGAGGGCGTGATGACGGGATGTAAAAAAGCCGCCCGCAGGCGGCGATGTTCAGCCGTTGTCAGTGTCCAGTGAGTAGTTTTTAAAGCGGATGACCTCCTGACCGAGCCAGCCGTTTATCTCGCGGATCCTGTCCTGTAGCGGGATAAGCTCATTGCGGACAAAGACCTTTGCCACTTTCTCAATATCACCCAGCGACCCGACGTTCTCCGGCTTGCCCCCCATCAACTGAAAGGGGATGCGGTGTGCGTCCAGCAGGTCAGCGGCGCTGGCTTTTTTGATATTAAAAAAATCGTCCTTCGTCGCCACTTCACTGAGCGGGATAATTTTAATGCCGTCGGCTTTCCCCTGCGGGGCATAGAGAAACAGATTTTTAAAGTTATTGCGGCCTTTCGACTTAACCATGTTTTCGCGAAGCATTTCGATATCGTTGCGATCCTGCACGGCATCGGTGACGTACATGATGTATCCGGCATGAGCGCCGTTTTCGTAATACTTGCGGCGGAACAGCGTGGCCGACTCATTCAGCCAGGCAGAGTTAAGGGCGCTGAGATATTCCGGCAGGCCGTACAGCTCCTGATTAATATCCGGCTCCAGCAGGTGAAACACGGAGCCGGGCGCGAAGGCTGTCGGCTCGTTGAAGGACGGCACCCACCAGTAAACATCCTCCTCCACGCCACGGCGGGTATATTTTGCCGGTGAGGTTTCCAGTCTGATGACCTTACCGGTGGTGCTGTAACGCTTTTCCAGAAACGCATTACCGAATACCAGAAAATCCAGCACAAAGCGGCTGAAATCCTGCTGGGAAAGCCACGGATGCGGGATAAATGTCGAGGCTAGAATATTGCGTTTGACGTAAATCGGTGAGCTGTGATGCACGGCGGCACGCAGGCTTTTTGCCAGACCGGTAAAGCTGACCGGTGGCTCATACCATCTGCCGTTACTGATGCACTCGACGTAATCCAGAATGTCACGGCGGTCGAGTACCGGCACCGGCTCGCCAAAGGTGAATGCCTCCATTTTCGGGGTGCTGGCGGTCATTTTTTTTGCCGTAGGTTGCGGTGTTTTCCCTTTTTTCTTGCTCATCAGTAAAACTCCAGAATGGTGGATGTCAGCGGGGTGCTGATACCGGCGGTGAGTGGCTCATTTAACAGGGCATGCATGGTCGCCCAGGCGAGGTCGGCGTGGCTGGCTTCCTCGCTGCGGATGGCCTCATAGGTGGCGCTGCGTCCGCTGCTGGTCATGGTCTTGCGGATAGCCATAAACGAGCTGGTGATGTCGGTGGCGCTGACGTCGTATTCCAGACAGCCACGGCGGATAACGTCTTTTGCCTTGAGCACCATTGCGGTTTTCATTTCCGGCGTGTAGCGGATATCACGCGCGGCGGGATAGAACGAGCGCACGAGCTGGAACACGCCGACACCGAGGCCGGTGGCATCAATACCGATGTATTCGACGTTGTATTTTTCGGTGAGTTTGCGGATGGATTCCGCCTGAGTGGCAAAGTCCATGCCTTTCCACTGGTGACGCTCAAGTATTCTGAATTTGCCACCGGCCACCACCGGCGGTGCCAGCACCACGCATCCGGCGCTGTCGCCACGGTGTGACGGGTCGTAACCAATCCATACCGGGCGGGAGCCGAACGGATTTGCGGCAAACGGTGCATAGTCTTCCCATTCTTCCAGCGTGTCGACCATGCAGCGTTGCAGCTCCTCGAACGGGAACACCGACGCCTTGTCGTCAACAAATTCACACATGAACAGGTTTTTAAAATCGTCGGCGCTGTTTTCGCGTTTAAGCTGCTCAATGTCGAACAGCGTGCAGCCACCTTTCAGGGCGTCCTCAATGGTGACAATCTGCCGCCACTGGCCGTCCGCACAGAGAAGACCTCCGGCAAGTGCGTTATGACTGACGTCGATTTCCACGCGTTCGGCGGCGCTGGCGCGTCCCCGGTTGAACAGTTCACCCGACCAGAACGGGTAGGCGTCGTGCGCCAGCGTGGACGGGGTGGAGAAATAGGTCGAGCGCAGGTGACTCTGTGAGGCCATACCTGATGCCACCTTACGCAGTACCTGAAAATTCGGGATCCAGAAAATCTCGTCGACGTACAGGTCGCCGTTATGGCTCTGTGCGGTGTTGGAGTTGGTGCCGAGAAAAATCAGTTTTGCGCCGTTATTGCCCAGGACAATCGGGTCACCGGTCAGGTCAACGTCAACCAGACGGGCAAAGGCGATGATGTATTCGCGGAACACATACGCCTGCGTTTTACTGGCCGACAGAAAAATCTGGTTATGGCCGGTTTTCAGGGCGCGCAGCAGCGCCTCGCGGGAAAAATAAAACGTCGCGCCAATCTGGCGGGATTTCAGGATATCGCGGATGCGGTGCTCAAGCCCGGCGCGATACCAGTGCAACTGATATTCGAAAGACTGCTCAAAGAAAATCTGCTCCAGCTTTTCGATGGCCTCGTCACTGAAAAAATTCTTTTTCGGTTTGCGACGCCCGCCTTTGTTACGGTTAGCGACGTTCGGATTAAGGTCTGCTTCGTTGCCGGTCTGGCTGTAGCGGTTGACCCGTGCCAGTCGTTCAATCTGGCGTCCCAGCAGGTCAATTTCCTTGAAGTCACCGCCGGTTTTCTGCGGTTTGATGATGAGCTGGGTCAGCCGCGCTTCCAGACTCATTTCGACACGGCTGATGGGGGCAACGCTGTCCCAGCCGTCGCGCTGTTTCCAGCTCTGCACCGTCGGGCGTTTCATCTGCAACATGGCGGCAATCTGCGGCACGGAAAA